ACACCAGAAAATGCAAATTGCATAAATCCGAAGTTATTTCTTGCGCCTGTGTCAACATTGAAGAACGGTGCGTCTTCCCCGACCCAGTAATTTTGAAAGGCAAAACCACCTGCTTGATCAGGTGGGCGCAACGTCATGTAATGGGCAAAAGCAAGAGTTGAGTCTGACATCAGAGACCAATCCTCTTGCGTTGAGTAGTGTTCTGCCTAAGCGTAGTCAGCGCACGACGCTCACCTTGCATTGCACCTTGCTGAGCTGCTTGCCTCATACCAGCCTGGAACTGATCAGCGGTGACATAATCAACATTGTTGATGCGTTCCACGGTGTAACGCACGTCGATTGGTGCAGCAACTGCTGTTCCGCTACCTTCGCCACTGGCGCCGCCTTCACCGCTTTCGGGAATAACAGAATTGCCGCGAGCACCACGCGAATAGCGCATCATGCTTTCCTTCATTTTGCTTTCAGGAATAATGTATTCTGGCTCAGAACCTTCGCCAATAATTGCGTTAGTTGGCTTATTAACAAAACCACCCTCAGCAAAAAAGCTTTTATTGAGATCAAAAAGACTTGAATCGGAAACGCCAAGATTTGGGCCGCCAAAACCAGGACCTTCAGGCATTGAAACGCCAAGCGCTTTCATAATGGTTCCATACAAAATCATTGCAAGCTGCTGGGCAATGATTTTTGTCGCCATATCAAGGAAGTGCTCAGCAACGGCCGACATCATGTCAGCCAATGCTTCTTCACCTGATTTTGCTCCTGTAATCAGTGAACGGAACGAATTTGCAAATGCATTACTAATTGCTTGAGCACCTGCAGCAACTTGATTTTCAAGCTTGACCAACTCTTCAAGCTGTTGCTTCATTTGATAACCGGGATCAGCCTCAAGCTGTTTCTGAAGAAGCTCTTGACGCGCTTTTTCTTCTGCCGCCAAACTTTTTAGCGCATTGTCTCTTTCTTCTGCCTGTTGCCGATCAATATCTATATTTTTCTGCTTAAAGGCAAATAAAGCCTCTTCTAACGCATTGCGTTTTTCAAGCGGCAGCAAATTATCCTCTGCAATTTTTTGCCTTTTGATCATTAGCTCAAGCGTTGCAATTTCAAGTTCATTGCCAGCCAATTGCTGCTCGCGAAGATCCTTATTCAGTTCATATAAACGCTGCGACATATCAACACGTTCTTTTGTCGCCCTAGGTCTTCTACCTTTGCGCTTAGGCAATGAAATGGGTGTTGGTAAAACAGGTGGTGGTGGAGCAACTGTTGGTTTTCCATCTTGAGTTTTTTTGGGCTTTCCGCCCACCATCATTTCAGACAAACCTGGAATTGAATTCAATGCAAACGTCAATGGGCCAAATTTGCTGATTAAATCATTGATTTGAATTAACCGATCAAGCACTGGGCCTAGAACGCCTGATAAACCAGAAAAAGCAATCGTTAGGTTATCAATAGTTGTAGCCCATGTTTCAATGCTAGTTGCCAAATTATTGACAGTGTTTAAGACAATTGGCAGTGCTAAATTGCCAATTGCAACTTGAAGGTCTTCTGTTCTGTTCGTTAAATTTTGCATTTGCTGCTGCGGCCCTTTTAGGGATTCCGCAAGCTGATCTGCACCTTCTCTTTCAATTTTTTGCAATGCTCGGATAACGATATCAGAAGTAATCATTCCTTCTTCTGCATAAGCCCTTAATTGGCCTTGAGCAATACCAGTCTCTTTGCTGATTGCAGTAAGGATTGCTGGAGCTTGTTCAGCAATACTATTAAACTCCTCTCCACGCAAAACACCTGATCCAAGCGCTTGAGCAAGCTGCGTGAATGCGTTTTTAGTTTCGACTGCAGTAGCACCACTTAGCCGTGCAGCTGTATTAAATCCGTTGTAAGTGCTGACAATTTCCTCAAGCGAAGTCCCTACTGGTCGCAATCGTGCATAAACATTTGCCAAGGCTTTATTGGCTGTTGTTTGACTTTGACCAAAATTGACAGAAGCATTAGCGGCAGCCTGGGAAAGTGCTTCTACTTCGCCATATCCTTTTGCTAGTGCCTTAATTCGACGCTCTGATTCTGTTCGAGAGATTGCTGCATTGACAATGCTTTGTGCTGTAGCAAATGACGCATATCCAATGGCCGCACTCTTGACGCTAGAAGCAAGAGAATCAAAGGCTTTACTGGTTTGTTGCGCATCACGGCCAGCGCCTCTCAGCTTTTGAGCTATTTTGCGTATAGCGCTTTGAGCTTTATTAAACGCCGCTTCAACCCTTTTAGTCGCAGCCTCAACCTTTCGCAAAGGATTGATGGCCTTGGCAGCGCTGACAATCAGCTCAACGTTGGATACTGCCACGATCTAACAAGCGCTCTTTACATATTATCGCCGCATCCTGCTGCGCTGCTGTATGCGCTCTTGCTCTTCTCCTTTCAACGCAAAATAAGCCGCATAATAAATCAGCTCCGCATCGGTTAATTCCGTGCGAAGCCGACTAACTGTCATCCCCAACTCGCAGGACAGAAAAAACTCAAAATTGAGCCAGCTATCCTGCTTTAATCGTTTTTTGCTTCGTCAAGCCCTGCATCTTCACCAACTCCAAACAGAAACAGTTCAATTTCATTTAACACGCTTTCGGGAAGCTGACGCTGAAGTTTTACAGCATCAGCAGCGGCAAAGGCTTTACTGCCATTTTCAAGCTCTGCCATTTGACACAACAGTTGAGTGCTGATGTCTAAAGCTTCTTCAGTACCGGCAAGACCTTGTGCCTTCTTTCGATCGGCACGAGTAATTGGCTTGAAGAACAAATCGACGACCTTTTGCCCATCAGCATTCTTCAAAGTGAACTTGCGACGCTGATTAAGGTCGAATGCGTCAGCGAGTAAATCAACTGTGCGTTTTTGCGCTGCCATCAAAAAAGCGGGCGAAGAACCTTCAACCCGCTAACGTTAGCACTAAATGGAAAAAAGTAAATTATTCCAAGTTGCCAGTAATAGTGCCACTGGTTTGGAAGCTACAGGAGACAATCACAAGATCACCGACGGTAGAAGTAATCTCCATGTCAGTAATGATTCCGGCAAAGCTAACCGAATCAGTGCCAGAGGTAGTGCCAGTCGTAAACAGCTCAAAAGTAGCGTCTGCAGTGTCTGCAGTAGTCAACACATCCTCAAGGAAGCCAGGCTGGCCGGTCGCGTCAGGATCGTAAACAAGTTCTACAGTGCCGGTGCCTTGAATCAGACTGCCGACATAAGAGCGAAAAGTGTTGCCGTGAACCGTAGTTTCAAGCGTGTCTTTGGTGACAGTCAAGCTCCAGCTACGTGTGCCAACAACAGTTGCATTGGTGACGCCATCAGCAGCAAATTGGACGGCGCCCTGTTCACCTCGAATGGTGGCCATGGTCAGAGTTCCTCGATAAATTCAAAGGTCACACGGACCTGAGTTTGAAAATAGCCCTCGGGTACAGGCGTAGCCAATACTGACGGGCCGTTGGCTGCATCGAAGTAAACCCCCGACACGATGACCCTATTGTAAAGGTCTCTCACACGCTTAGCTATCACATAATTTGCACCAGGACCATTTCCTTGCGGTGTAAAAACGTTTAGCAACAATAGGCCGACAACGCGATTTCTAGAGTCAGTCGTCAACCCTTGACTAAGGTATTCGTTCTGGCCAAAGCTGACTAAACATTGAACCCATGATGCATCAACTGCTGGCTCATAATCCATGTTGTGAAACACAACAGGGATTGCCGGAACGCTTGCAAGCTCAGTAGCGAGCCTGCTTTCAATAGTTGCGCGAACGCTGTTTAGATCTACGGCTGCCATCAGCTTTTGCGCTTAATACGTTCATATTCTGCCTGTGCATAAGCTTCAAGCTCTTTTGCTATAAGCTCAGGGAATCCAGGCTTCGTTCCTTGTCGTGTGCGATATTTGCCACCCCAAGATGCAGGCAAATTTGTGCCATACATCACGGGCTCAGCATATGGAAGATTGTTACTGATTGTGCCTTCCTTGGGCTCAATTTTTGTTTGCCAAGCTCTACGCAAATCTCCATTCTCAACAGGTGTTTCTTCTTTTAAGCGGCCTTCAGCTTTAAGCGTCATTTCACGTACAAGCTGATCAACCTGATCGCCCATAAGGCGAGCGATTTGATTTAACTTGACAATGCGTGCCATGATCAACCTCTCAAAAATAAGTCATAAACAATTGCAGTGTTGCCCTGTTCAATTGTGCTGATCTCAACGATTTGATAGCGCACACTACTGATTTCCACTTCATCACCAGTGCCAGGAGCGCTGCTCAAATCAAGCGCAGCCACCGTTAGCTTTTTGTCACTTGCCTTCACAAGCTCATTAACTTCAGAAGCTTTCACTTCGTCAAGCACGCCCTTGATGCTGCTTGTTGATGTCGTTGCGCTCACTTCTCCTGTCGTTGCGTTATAAGCGCCACGGGTAATGACACGAAACGTAACAGCGCCACCAAACTTGCCAATGACCTTCTTGGCAACCTTTTGAAGTGAAGAAGCAAGTGCCATCAGATTCGATATGCGATACACGCTCCATTCTGGAGCTGAATGCTAGTAAAGTAACCCGTCAAATGTGCGCCTTGATCAACGCTTGCACCCGCAAAACTATTATCAATCACATTCGTGCTGACAATTGCGGTGATCGTGCTGCTTTCATAAAAGTCAATATGCATAAACTTGCCAGTATGCGCTGCCGTGTCGTTAATTACTTCGGCACCTACCGACCAATCAACTGCACTTGTGCCGCCGTGTGACTTAGCCATGATCAGATTTTGTAAGCGACAATAGCGCCGCCACTATTTAAAGTAAAGGCAGTGAACACGCCTTGGATCTCAAATCCAGCAGGCAAACCTTCACCGACAAGACTGTTGCCAGTCCAGTTTTCAGCCGTAATGGCACTAAAGCTCGTATTGTTTTTTAACACAGCAATGCGATTCCAGCGGCCAGTGCGGGCCGTTGTGTTATTCACAAAATCTGCACCAATACTGTAAGCCGGATCAATTGCACTGCTGTTATGTGCCATGATCAGAGCCTATAAGCGATGACAGAGCCGCTGGTCAGTGTCACACTAGTGATCACGCCGCAAATCTCACAGTCAGCCTTGAGAACAACAGCAGTCAAGGCATTGCCGGTGATGTCTTCAGCGACCAGCGTGGCCACCACAGAATCCTCAAGCGCAACAACTTTGCCAAACCTGCCGGTATGGGCTGCAGTGTCGCTGATATATTCAGCGCCAGGATACTTGTAACCCATGATCAGCTCCGTTTGACAGCGATGTTGCCTGGTCCACTAATTCTAAGGCCAATCAGATAGCGCTCAACCATTGGTGGGATACGATCCGCACCAACTGCGCCAAACTGATTAGGCGTAACATCAAGACTGCCGATCTTGACATTCTTGTAATCGTCAAGACCACTTAGACCAAGGCCATCCTTGTTGTTGTTCAAGTAAACAGCAAGTACAGCCTGTGCCTTTTTTACTTGATCTGGGATTTCGGTGTCGGTGAAATAATCTGTGGTGATCCTGAACGGAAAACCAACCGCATAAGTGTTGATGTAGGTATCAGGCTTGCGAACACCAGTGCGCGGCCACTGCAATGCCTGCGTGTCAGTTGCTCTCGCGCCAAGATACCGCTCACGATCAAGTCGCTGCGTTGCGGTGTAAAGCGCACGATTCTTTTGATCTGTTGTTGCACTTGCCCATGCAGCAACATCATCGTCTTCAACCAAGCCGTCAATAATGTCTTGGGCGTCACTCAAGGTCAAATAAGTGTTGGCAGAAGCTCCGCCAACGGTCGCATCAAGAGTGATCGCCATTAACCTGCTCCAACTTGGGCTTTACTGTCCGACGCCTACGTTGTTTCGGCTTCGGTTCTTCACTAAGTTTAGGCTCAGCAATAGAAAGAGAGGCCGCCTCGTTAGAGACAGCCTCACGTTCACGCATTCGCCGGAAAGCGAATAACCCCATAATCAGGAGCTAGCGCCTTTCAGTGCCACAAAGTTCAGCACAAGTGCTTCACCTGCAGTGGTACCAACGTTCGACAGAGTGATGTCAAAAGAGCCAGCAGCAACAGCGCTGATGCTGGCAATGTAGGTTCCGGTTGTAGCACCAGAAGCTACGTTGACAATCACAACATCAGTGGCAGCAATTTCGCTGTTAGTGACGGTGAAGGAAACTTCAGCGCCACCAGCCAAAGAAGCGTTGTGAGTGGTGATTTGACCGGATGGCTTGTTAAGAGTCACGCCGGTTGCTTTGCTGGTGAGCTGAGTAACAGTACCACCAGAAGTCGGGCCAATAAGTTTGCCCGCAGTTGCTTCAAAAACAGACATCGTTAGTTACCTCCTCAATCCATGTTGGAGACGTTGGTGGCACGCACAATGCCGATGTTCTTCAGCTCATACACCTTCGACCAGTTGCTGACGGTTTCGAGCTGTGCGCGAGTTGGGTTGACAGTAGTGACAGCCCACTTAGCACCGACAGGGTGATAGACATAATGAGCGTCAAAACTCATTGCGTCACTTTTGCTCAAGATGTCACGGTCTTGCTCGATGGTTAGAGCTGCTTGCTCACCAGAAGCAACAGCGCCTTGCGTGAAGAAATAGGTACCGTACTCAGTAGAAGCACCGGAACCGGCAGTTTCCACATCGTCGGACACGATCACACGCAGACCCATGTAAAGGGGAACCTCAACACTACCGCCATAAGCAGCAGCCATTGAACCACCAGACTGAGTAGTGCTGGTGCCGCGAGCATCATCGGTGCTCACATAATCAATAGCGCGACGCTCAACAAGGTCATAGAAGACTTTGGAGTGCATTGCAACGGCAGTTAGCTTTTGGCCTTGATCACCAAGAATTGCACGAGCTTCAGCAACGTGACGAGGTGACAAAGCAGTAGGAGTGTCGCCGCTTTCAGAGTCAATCGTAAGATTGAAGAAAGCAGAGCTGCTGGTGTTAGCGTTCAGCGAACCGAACACACCCTTCAGGCAGCTAATCAGATCCTTCTGACGCTGGTTAGCGATGTACTCACCAAGCTTGGCGCCAATGGCAGCCATCGGGTCAGAACCTGCAGCCAGAGCAGACAAATCGCGAGATTCAAAAGCACGACCACGGTGCAGAATCACGCCGACTTGCTTGTCAGCAGTGATTTTGCCAGGAGTCAGTGAAGAGCTGTCAGTCAGCACTTCAAAGTCACCGGACAGGTTTGCTTTCCAAAAAGGAACG